CATTCTCTTCGGACCTGCGGATAACTCGGAGACATTCTTTTAGAAGCCCGTTCCAACCGCAATTTCTGCATTTTGCTTTCATGGCACCCTCCTTTTTATTTTAACAAAAGCCCATTTGAATAAATAACTAAATCTCTTTTTACAAAATCATAAATTTTTTTATATGGTATGCCGTCTGCCATGTGCATTGTTATGGATCGTTGCGCTACATATTCAGCAGTTGTTAAATGTGCCAACTCCATCAAATCCAACGTGTCTCTTACTTTTGGACGGCTTTGAATCAATAACCCCAACGCCTTGTATGTTGCCATTGTGATATGTTTATAATAAAATTTAGCAGATTTGCTGCCCTGTTTAGTTGCGTAGTCTACAAAATCCTTTATCACATCTGTTGTATCTGTTCTTACTTGTATGCCTGTTGCCCTGTTTGCTAACCACGTATCGTTTTTCTTGTTTACAATTTCAATAAGCAGTTTCTTTTCCATGTCGTAAAAAGCATTGTTAAATTTGACTTGCCATTCAAGAGCTTTTTTCCCTTTAAATCTCATGACAAGTAAAGAAAAAAATTCCCTGTTCATAAGATATGCAGAATACTCTCTGCCCCTATAAATTCTGTCCTCTTTTTTGGGTAACTTAGGGGGGTTTGAAACCCCCCTCAAATCTTCCACTAAATTGGTTATTCGTTTCACTACTTCTTTATGTTTTTGATTAAACTTTCTCGCCACCATACTACTGTCGCATACAATTTCTTTTTTTTTCAGCTCTACAAGATTCACATCGACCCCTTTTTATTGGATTAACTTATAGGATAAGTGTATACCATAAAATAGAACAAGTCAACCAACATTTTAACTTTTATTGTTTAATCAGTTGGTAGTTTCTTTGTGAGATTCATTTATGCTTTTAATTTGGTTACAAGATTATTTAAATCCTTGATAAACGCCTGGATTTCTTCCGCTAATTTGCTGATAAATCGCTCATCTCTGTAAAACCGGATAACGATAGGCTTAAACCCTCTGGAGAAACTTATTAAGTCACACCATTTCCGCCCCGTGACATAAAGCTCCCCCTGAACCTGCTGGAAGTGTTCGGCCTTGGACCACCCCTTTAAAAGTCGCTTGATTTGAATATGGGGCTCCGCATTTTTTGTTTCAAAAACGCCATCATCGCCAACAAGACCATCAGTGCTGGACCCGAATTGACGTTTTTCATCAAAGAAACAAAATCCAATCTGCTTGACTTCAACATCATTTACGAATGAATACCACTGGCGGGATTCGTCTTCTCTCTCATGCCCCTTGGCCATGGACAACCCGTAATATCCTTTTTTTGTTTCCTCGGAGATTATTTCTCCTGCCAGATCCCACATATATTTTTCTCTGGATGTTGACCTTTCCCCGGATATTTTGACAATCTCTTTAAACCGGCTTGAAGTCGGCAGGCCTCGCCTGGTATCGTCCCATTGAGGCGTGTTTTGTTCACAGTCGAGGACAATCACGCTGCACCCGCTTTGGCCTTAAGCATACTCAAAGCCCTGCCATACTGAGCAGCCGGGATTGTCTCAATAGAATCTGCTCCAAAGTTTTTGAGGAACATATCTTTGTTCCCCTTGGTTTCTGCCAGTTTGTCGGTTATCTCAATGGCCTGGTCAGTGGAGATGTATTGCACAGGTCCTTCTGTTTGTCCGTCATTATCCTGATCCTCAGTCGCAAGTCCGGTCAATGCAAGAATCGTATATCTTTGAAGGTATGATATTGTGGACCCCATAGCCTGGATGCCGTTTTTAGTTCCGGTACTGTCTGCCCCGGCGGTTAATGACGTACTTTCACTATGGCCCATCTCATGAGTTATTACACAAGTCACTTTAATACCATTATTAGACTGTTCCAAGGGCCATGCAGCGGAAAGGCCATGTTCCCCCAGCGCCATATTGATTTGTTTTGTGACATTCCCAAGGCTGGCATGGGAATATCGTGTAGTCTTATAAGCAACATGCTTATCTTTTCCAATTACAGGCGGATTTTTCTTAAACGCTGCCATTGCCTTATGATAGGCTTTCTTTGCCTGGTAAGCGTCATGCTCACGCTGTAAAGACATCATTTCTTTTAGTGTGTCAAGGTCTCCACCAGCCGTCAAGAATGCCTGAGCCATTGCCATCGGAGAAGGTTCCACAATTTGGATATCGTTTGCCGAGATGACTTCCGGTAATTTCTCTTTTTCCATATTACCTCCTTTAATTCAAAACTTTGATTGTCACGATCCCAGTTTTCCCGGTCTTCGCAAAATAAATAGGATCTTCAATTGATACATGGATTTCACCGTTTTCGACCCACTGGTCATCCAACGAGATTTCCATTCCTTTTAAAAAAACCCGAATTGGGTATTCTTTGGCCTTCCGTTCTGATTCGGAGTCGATGAACTCCATAACGGCGGCAGTTATTTTTTCCATTATTCCCTCCTTGAAATCTTGGACATCCAAAAGCCACCAGCCATTGTCATACATACACCCCCTAAGTTAACCACGATCTGCCAGCCAAAACTTACCTGACTCTCTGCCCCGGCCAGCACCAATCCGGATACTGCCATCACTGCGGCCAAGGTTATTGACATTATTTCCATGCTACCTCCTTTTATATCGGCATATAGCCTTTTTTTAGTGTGCACATACTTAAAAACTCTTTTTCTTGAGCACCCCACGCAGCAGTCCTCGCAGCATCCCACGCAGCAGCACTCGCAGCAGCCCACGAAGCAGCATTCGAAGCAGCACTCGCAGCATCCGTCGCAGCAGCACTCGCCAACCCCTCGGCATATAACGCGGTCGTTTCTATGGCTTGCCGTGGGCGCATATCTCCAGGGTGCTCACGTTCAAAAATATACAGCGATTGACAGGCACACCAACACCCGAACAACCGTAACTCCCTGTCATATCCATCAACCGCTCGTATGGCCCATAATGCGTCATCAAACCCGTTTGATTCTAAAATTGTTAAAATTTTTACCGGGTCATCTTTTGAGATAGGGCCAAGATACGTATTAAGTTTTTCCCACCCATAACCACACGGTCTCTGTTTCCATATTTTATTCAAAGTCGTTTCCATGTTACCTCCTTAATAAAAGTTTTTACCAGGCCCAGTATCTCCCCGGCGTTCAGCACGGTTTTTGTTTTCTGAGTTGAGTTACTTTAGCAATATGGCTTTATGGTGTCAATAGTTATTTTAATCTTTATTATATCATTGACAAACCCCGTTGCTATCTATAGGATGCTATAAGCATAACATAACAAAAGGAGATTATGATTTGAAAGCGTTAAAAAAAGAAATGAAATTGAAAGGGTATGGAAACAAAGAATTAGCAAAGAGGCTAAATGTCTCTAAAACAACAATCTATAAATGGTTGCGTGGTGATTTTGTCCCAAACCCTGCCAATGTTGAGGTATTAAAGCAATTGGGTTTTTCTGACACAGCCTGCTTAGAACCGTCAAGACAAGTTGAGGTATAAAGATGGAATACTCTGATTTTCTAAAAAACAAGATCGCAATTAGCAAATCGTCTGGTTTTAAAATTAACCAAACGGAAATAAACCCCATGTTATTTCCGCATCAAAAAGATATCGTGCAATGGGCAGTTCAAGGTGGATGCCGGGCAATATTCGCAGCGTTCGGGCTTGGTAAGAGCTTTATGCAACTTGAATGTTTACGGATCATTGGGAAGAAAGAAGGTGGTAAACAACTAATAATAGCTCCTCTCGGTGTCCGCCAGGAGTTCAAAATCGATGCCAAAAAGCTTGGCATCGAAATCAACTTTATTCGGTGGACAAAGGATCTTGACGGCCCCGGACTTTATATCACAAATTATGAGTCTATCCGGGATGGCAGACTTGATGTTAATGAGTTCAATGGCGTATCTCTTGATGAGGCCAGCGTTTTAAGGTCTTACGGGTCAAAGACGTTCCAAACATTTTTACAATTGTTCCAGACCGTAAAATATAGGTTTGTTGCTACTGCTGTTCCAAATCCCAATAAGAATAAAGAACTGATCCATTACGGCGGTTTTTTGGGCATTATGGATACCGGCGCAGCTTTAACAAGATTTTTTAAACGAGATTCAACCCAGGCCAATAACTTAACTATTCATCCACACAAAGAAAAAGAGTTCTGGCTTTGGCTCTCAACATGGGCGATTTTCCTCCAAAAGCCGAGTAATTTAGGATATTCAGACAAGGGCTATGACCTTCCGGAGCTTAGGATACATTACCACGAGGTAAAAGCCGGAGATATCGAACGGATTGATAAAAGAGATGGACAAACTCTTTTGTTCGGTGACGCTGCATTATCCTTGCAGTCTGCAGCTACGGAGAAAAGAAATAGTTTAGATAATCGCATCCAGGAAATGAAAAATATTCTATCTGATAGCCCGGATGACCATTTCATCATTTGGCATGATCTTGAAAAAGAACGCCATGCAATCAAGAAAGCGGTACCGGGTTGCAAGGATGCGTATGGTTCACAAGATCTGGATAAAAGGGAACAAATAATCATTGATTTTTCAGACGGGAAATTTCAATACCTGGCCACAAAACCATCAATCTCAGGGTCAGGGTGCAATTTTCAAAGACATTGCCACAAATCTATTTTCCTTGGGATTGGGTTTAAATTCAATGATTTTTTGCAAAGCATCATGAGGACTTACCGGTTCCTGCAAACAAAAGAAGTTGATATCCATCTGATTTATGCCAGTTCAGAAATCAGAATTCTTGAAACATTAAAAGCGAAATGGGAAAACCATGATAAAATGGTGGCAAAAATGACAAAAATAATCAAACAGTATGGGATTGCCCACACTGGCATAGAAGGAGAACTTATGAGAAGCATGGGCATTGAAAGGATCGAAGCAAGCGGCGAGGATTACATTGTCGCAAATAATGATTGTGTAGACGAAACAAAACTAATTGAAACGGATTCTGTGGGCCTTGTTCACACATCTATACCTTTTTCGAATCATTATGAATATACGCCCAGCTATAATGACATGGGGCACACGGAAAACAATGACCATTTCTGGAATCAAATGGATTATCTTACGCCCGAACTTCTCCGCATTTTAAAGCCCGGCAGGATTTACGCCTGCCATGTCAAAGACCGCATCCTTTTTGGGAACGTGACCGGAAAGGGTATGCCGACAGTCTCCCCATTCCACATGGAAGCAACCTTCCACGCCATGAAGCATGGATTTGATTATATGGGTATGATAACGGTCGTCACAGATGTTGTCCGGGAGAATAACCAGACATACCGCTTGGGATGGTCCGAACAGTGCAAAGACGGTTCAAAGATGGGTGTCGGATCACCTGAGTATATTTTGATACTCAGAAAGCCACAAACCGACCGATCGAGAGGATACGCAGACGATCCTATCAAAAAAACAAAAGAAGATTATACCCGTGCTAAATGGCAAGTCGATGCCCATGCATTTTGGAAATCATCTGGTGACCGGCTGCTTGATCCTTCAGAACTCGCAAGCCTTCCGACCAACGATTTTGTAAAAAAATTCAAGGAACATGACCAGCAAACCATTTACGATTATAATAACCATGTCAAAACCGGCGAAGGCGTAGACGAAAAAGGGAAGCTGCCAGCCACATTTATGAGCATTGCACCGAATTCGGCCCATCCGGAAGTCTGGACAGATGTAAATCGTATGTTGACTTTGAATAGCAGCCAAAAAAGAAGGAACCAGAATCTTCATATTTGTCCGATCCAATTCGATATCGTTGACAGAATTATTACCCGATACAGCAATGTTGGAGATTTAGTTTATGATCCATTCGCAGGATTAGGTACTGTCCCATTAAGAGCTTTAAAACTGGGCAGGAAAGGAAGAGGATCTGAGCTAAACCCTGAATCATTTAAGGACAGCGTCAAATATCTTGAAGCAGAAGAAAGAAACAGAAATATCCCGACACTGTTTGAATACATCCAAAAGGAGGCCCAACCAGCATGAAATACACAGAAAACAAAAACCGGCAGGTAATAAACGTTGATTTTGACCATACACTAACTGACGATATCCCTGGGGAATATACCGAAGACCCACCGGCTAAAGTAGAAATGGTAACAGCGATCAGGACCAGATACATGGCCGGGAATATTATCATCATATGGAGCGCCAGGTGGTGGGATAATGCGCCCTTCTTAGTGTCCTGGCTGATAAAGCACGGTGTTCCGTTTCACGGGGTTATGATGGGCAAGGGCGGATCTGATTGCTATGTGGACGATAAGGCCATGCCAATAAAGGAGTTTTTAAGATGAACCCAAAAGCCCGCCACATATCAGAGTTAGCCCTTATCCGCTCAATCCCGGACATGACAATAGGAGAACTCCCCCCTTGTCGGTTAAAAGGATTGTACGTCCGATTGCAGAAATGGGTAGACAAAGACCTGCACCAGCTCCCCCGGATCAGTAATGAAGACTTGGAAGCCATTGAAAAGATCATGGATCAGTTTGGAGAGGATACCGGCTGGTTTGGAAAACAGAAGCACGTTGGAACTCTGCTATCTTTTTGTGCTACCATGATCGAAAGTTCAGAATTTAAGTTCCATCCACGGATTATGGAAACGATCACCGATATTATAGACCACCTGGAAGCCGGGAAAGATTTGTATTTTCAAAGCTTTTGGGGCGGGGGGATTGCGTTTGAAAAATGGGAAAAACTTTTTGAAGAGGTGGTGGTATGAAAATATCCATTTTAACAGATGCTCCAAAACATAATTTAGCCTTGATGAAAATATCGTCATGGCACAAAGCCAACGGCGATGAAGTGATACTAAACGCCCCGATTTTTCCGGCTGACTATACATATGCGTCTGTGCTTTTTGAAAAAAACAAAACCCTTTTTACGGCCAATGAATATGGAGGGCCTGCAATAGATGGGTCTATCCTTGGGCCAGATCTTGAAGCCATGACCCCGGACTACTCTTTATTTAATCTTGAGTACAGCCTTGGGTATACCTTCCGGCCATGCTCTAACGATTGTTTCTTTTGTAAAGTCCCAAAATTTAACCATCCAGACCGAGAACACCACTCAATCTTTGATTTTCATAGCCCAAACTTTAAAAATATATGCCTATTGAATAATAACACCTTCCAAGATCCCAAATGGAAAGAAACATTTGAAGAAATATGGGACGCTGATTTAAGGGTGATTGATGAAAACGGCTATGATTTGCGATTGGTAGATGATGAAAAAGCAGAGGCGTTAAAGAAAACAAAATTTCAAGGAAAATTACATTTTGCCTGGGACCGGATGCAAGATGAGTCCTTGATAATAAAAGGGTTACAGACTCTTAGGAAATTCAAGATTTCTGGTGCAGGGATTTAT